ATCATCACTTGTTAATACCAGATGGAGATTTGCAACTAACCAAGCTGTTCTTAATAAATTATCTGATGCTCCTACTGGGAGATATGATTCAGCTTACCAGATACCAAGTGACTCATTAATGCTCCATGCAGTAACAGTAAATGATTACCCAATATTATATCAATCATATGGTGATAAAATATTTTGTGATGCTGATTCTAGTGACTCATTAATATTAGATTATACATTTAGAGTTGATGAAGAGTTTTGGCCTTCTTATTTTATAATAGCTGTAGAATATGCTTTAGCTAGTGTATTTGCAGTAGCACTAGCAAGAGATGCAGGTTTGTCTCAATTAATGGAACAAAAAGGTTTAATGGCTATGGCTAAAGCTAGAGGTTTAGATTCACAACAACAAACAAATCGTACTCTAAACACATCGAGGTTTATAACTCAAAGGCGTAGTTGATGCAAAAAGTACGAGTACCCATTACTAACTTCCAGTTTGGCGAAGTAAGTCCTTCTTTATATTCAAGAACTGATTCTGATATATACACCTCTTCTGCTCAACGAGTAGAGAATTTTTTTCTTAGAGCAGAGGGTGGAGTTATTAAACGTGCAGGATTAGAAAATATATATGAATATGATACTACAATAGAAAGAACTACATTTACTATTACTGTATCTGATTATGCTAATATAGCAGCAGGAACACAAATAAAATTTTCTGATGCAGATGGCAACTTGTTTACTCTGCAATCAGAAACAGCAGGAAGTGGTGCGCCCTCTTCTTCTTCTGGTAATATACATTTCTTTAGACCTAACACCTCAAACAATGTAACAGCAGATAATATTTTTACTGCTATTAATGCTATTGATGGATTTACTGTAGCTAATCCAGCAGCGGCAGTTGTTACTGTAACAAGAGACAAGCCTAATGGCGGTACACATTTAGCAACAGAAAGCACAGATACTGGAAGGCTTACTGTTATAAACTTTAGTGGTGGCTCTAAGGTTCAATCAAGACTGTTACCTTTTATATTTTCTGATGATGAGCGATATATAATATCTTTAGAAAACGCTAAGCTAAGATGTTTTCAAATAAGCCCAACAACAGGTGCAGTATCTTTAGTAGCTACAGTAACAGCGGATACCGATAGCGCAGCTTTACCTTTTTCAGATGCCTTTATGCACGAATATACATTTGCTCAAGCAGGTGATGTTATGTTTATTTGTCATCCATTGTTTATGCCAAGGCAGTTAGTTAGAACAAGCCTTACTACATTCCAAGTAGAGGTGTTTCAATTTGATGTTAAGTCTGATTCTAAGTTAATTTATCAACCATATTTTTCTTTTCAATCTTTAGGTGTTACACTTAACCCATCTAAAACAAGTGGCACTGGTGCTACATTAACTACAAGTGTTGCTTATTTTGATACTACAGGAACTCAATCTGGTGGTAATTATGCTAGTTCTTTACACGTTGGTGTTACTCTTAGGTATCTTGGAGCAGAAATAGAAATTACTTCTGTGCAATCTTCTACACAAGCTACAGGAACTATACTTGATTCTTTAGAAAAAACATTATCTGTTAATGCTTTTAGAACAACAAGTGGTGCTGCTGAAATTATTGTTACTGATGTTAAGCATGGTTTAGCAGTTAATGATGTAATTGTTGTTTCTAAAGCAGCAGCAGTTGGAAATATATCTACAAGTAATTTAAATGGTTCAAGAACTGTAACTTCTATTGTTGATGATAATCATTATACTTTTGATGCAGGTGGTAATGCAAACGCTAGTGTTGATGGAGGTGGCGCACCAGTAATAACAACACACGCAGCTGCATCTAATTGGTCAGAGCAATCGTTTTCTGCTCTTAGAGGGTTTCCTGCTGCTGTTACATTTCATGAAAATAGATTAGTTTTTGCTGGCACTATATCACAACCAGATTCTATCTTTATGAGTAAATCTTCTCAGTATTATAATTTTGATGTAGGTGATGCTGAAGACAATGACTCAATACAAATTACAGCAAGCATTGGTGAAATAAACCAAATACTACATTTAGTATCTAATCGTGACTTGCAAATATTTACAACTACATCTGAAATGTTTGTGCCTTCATTTCAAAACAAACCACTAACACCCACAACAACTACAGTTAAAAGACAAACGCCTTTTGGTAGTGCTTTTATTAGACCTCAAGTATTAGATGGTGGTACTGTATTTGTACAAAAAGGTGGAGCTATTGTTAGAGAATATTTATTTACTGACTCAGAGTTAGCTTACTCAGCAGGATCAGTATCTGCTTTATCTGGTCATTTAATTAAAGCTCCAAAAGAAATGAACATACTTTACGGTGCAATAGATAGAACAGAAAGTTATATATTTATTGTAAACAATGACGGCACTCTTGCTATATTTAATTCTAACAGAAATGAAAAGCGAGCAGGTTGGACAGAGTTTACTTGTCAAGGTAGGTTTATGTCTACTGTAACTATAGATGACAGAGTGTTTGCTAATGTAGTTATTAACACTGGTGCAGGAACTCACACAATGTTTCTATGTGAATTTCAAGCAGCACTAAATACTGATGTGTCTAAAGTGTACACTGGTAGTGCAGGTGTTTTTGATGTGTCTGCTACTTACGCTAATGGCGCTGTTGTTGATGTAATTAATGGGACAAACTATCTTGGTCAATTTACTGTAGCAGGTGGTAATGTAGATGTTTCTGCTGTTGAGTTGGCTACTGTAGCAGAAATAGGATTAAAGTTTAATGTTAACTTAATAACAAATCCAATAGATATAACATCACAAAGTGGGCCAGTTACAGGTGAGCCTAGAAGTTTAGCTAGTGTAGTTGTTGACTTAAACACTACTCTATCTGTAAGTGTAAATGGAACTAATCTATTAATTAGGCAAGTTACCGATGACTTTTCTTTGCAACAACAACCAGTCACAGGCAAAAAAGAGTTTAGGTTACTTGGATACAATCGTGATCCACAGATCACAATAAGTCAATCAGCACCATTACCAATGCAGGTTAATGGTATAATAGCGGAGTTAGTATTCTAATGTGTTTTGTAGCAATAGCAACAGCTTTAGGCGCACCAGCAGCAGCAGCAACAACAATAGGAACTGTAGCTACTGGTGTTACTACAATGTTAACTGTTGGCAGTAAACTACAACAAGGACAAGAAGATAAAAAACAAGCAGATACAACAGCTAAAGAAATAGAACGAGACAATCGTATGGCTGAAGTAGAAGCAAAACAAAAATCAAGAGATTTAGTTAATTCATATTTAGAAGATAGTAATTCAAATAGTGCATTTTTTAGTTATTTAGGAATAGACGAAAGCGAAAGTATTAAAGCTTTTGAACGTAAACAAGAATCAATAATATTAGAACAAGAAAGAAGAATGAAAACTCAAGATACTTTAAGAAGTAGTAGATCAGCATTAGAAGCTGCAACTGTAAGGAGATCAGGAGCTAATGCTTTAGCTGCTTCTCAAATTGATGCTTTAAGTACAGCTGTTACTGCTGGAGAAAATTTATCAAAAATAAGAAAACCAAGGATAGATTGATGGCAGTTATAAAACAAAAATTAAGTTTTACCAATCAACCTATTGGTATTAATAGATTTAAAGAAAACTCTTCACAACCTTGGGAAGCATTATCTGCGGCAGCTGGTAATCTAGCTGAAAATGCAATGAAAGATTTATTTTCTCAAGCAGCAAAACGTGGTGAAGACGTTGCTAGTAAACGTTTATTAGTAATGGATGAAAATAATAAACCTTCTTTTTTAGAACCTCCTAGCAATTTAAGCAAAGTAGCAGCAGAAGCTTATCAAAATGTTATTGACAAAAGATATGAATTTAAAATTCAAAATGATTTGCAAACAAAAATTATGGAATTTAAACAAAAGCATCCTACTAATGCTAAATTGTTTGATGAATCGTTTTCTAAGTACGCTTCTAGTTTAGCAAATAATTCTGGTGAAAGATGGGCAGCTTTTATAAATGATATAAGCCAACCTATGCTTGCACAAAATAAATTGCAAATTGTTAGTAATGAAAATAAATTAAGAAGAGAAAATCTTATAGCAGGTGCTGAACAAGATTTTGAAATTTCTTTACAACTTATAGAAAATACAGCTCAAGCTGGTTTAGCAATTTCTAATGATGAAGAGTTATCAGATCCAAGAGGTGTAAATCCTTTAACTCTTACTCTTTATAAACAGTTAGAAGGTTATACTAATGACGCAGTTACTAGTAATCTTATTACTAAAGATAGGCAAAAAGAAGTTTTATCAGAAGCTAAAACAAATATGGCTCTTGGTTCTATTGATATTTTGTTAAACAATACAACAAGCAAAATACAAAGAGATATTGTACAAGGATTTGTTTTAAGTGGAGATACGTCTGGTCTAAATTTATTGCCAGATGGTATGGTAGATAATTTAATGCAACTTAAAGAATATATAGATACTTCTAAAGGGGGAAATTTAGGAACAATATCTACTAGAATTACACAAGCGCGCGGTCCTTTAGATAAAAAAAATGCTTTTGTTTTAGCAGAAAATGAAAAGATAAGAAAAATAGCTTTACAAAAAGCAACGCAGCGCAATGAAGTAAGAACAAAAATAGCAACTGCAAATCGAGAATTAGTGTTAGAACAAACAAAAGTTTTTGCAAAATCATTAGAAATAAGTTCAGCTGCTCGAAAAAAACAATTAGAAAAATTAGAAGAAAACCGTAAAGCCGCAGTAAAAGAAGCAGCTACTAAATTTTATTTAAGAGGTGGGCTTACAGCAGGTGTTTTTAATGAAGTGTTAATTTTAAAACAAACATTAAATAACATTGGTACTCAAGAAGCTAATGTTTATTATGAAACATTAACTAATGGTATATCTGATATATTTAATAATCATATAAATGAAATTGATAAATTTGCTAGTGAAGAAATAAATGCTCTTACTAAAGATGAAAGAAAAGAAGCTTATAAAAAAGTTAGAAGTAATTTAGCAACTAGCGTTATAAATCTTTTTGGAAATGAAATAAGATTTAGTCCTGCTGAATTAGACAAATTTGGAGATGTTTTATTAGATGTTGAGCTTCCTAATAGTGAAGGACAACTTTATGCAAAACAAATTATAAAAGAAATTTTTAATAATGACCCAGATCAAATTAAAGAATTTATAAAAGATTTTAAACCAAGTAGTAGACAGGTTATGTTAGAAAAAGAAAGAACTATTTCTGCTTGGAATAATCTTGTAGAATTTGCAACAAATGCAAACCCAAATATTCCAGAACAAAATGCTGAATTAGAAAAAAGATTAAAAGAATTTAATAGTCAACCTACCTCAAGTTATATTACAACAAATCAAAGACAAGAAGCAGAAGACTCAATAAAACTTTTTCAAACAAAAAAAATTGCAGCGGAATCAATTAGGCAATTATCTTCAAATGACGTTAACAATTTAGAATTGCTTAACGTAGGTTCTATTCCAAAAAACTTTAATTTAAATGATGCAAAAAATAAATCATTACTTGAAACTTCTAATGTAATTAAAAGCTCTGGTGTAGATGTAAATAAAATAAACACTTATTTATCTACAATTAAATCTGATAAATTAACAAATGAAACTAAAGAATTAGAAACAAAAAAAGAAACTGAGTTGCGTTCTGCTTTAACGTCAGGAGTAAAAGATTTAAGACATTCAGACGCAGACCATAGAAAATTAGTAGATGAGTATATTGCTGAAGTTGGTTTAGAAAATTTTATAAAAGGAATTAATGAAAATCCTGAATTAAATAATTTAATAAATAAATTTGGTAGTGATATTATAATGGATTTTTATAAAGATATTGTATCTGGTAATACTGTTGGCATTACAGATGAGCTTATATCAGATGGTATGACAAGTTATGCAACTAATTCAAAAATAAGAAGAGATGAAAAAACTCCATTAATTAATAATTATGTTGCACAAGGTTATTTAACACAAGCTCAAGCAGACAAATTAGATTTAATGCTTTTATTAAAACAACAAGCAGGAATGGAAACAAGAAGTTTTGCTAATATTTCTTCTTTAATAGACAGTTCAACAGCAGAACAAGATTTAACTATTGAATATAGCGGTGATGGTTCTCAACAGGATCGTTTAAAGAAAGCAACTTCAAGGCAATTACTTTTAATGTCTATGGGTACAAGTGCTAAATCTTTAAGAGCAAAGCCAGCAACATTTGCTCAAGTAGTAAATCCAAGCCAAGCTGAGAAAAATTTTATTCAAAAATATGACAGAGTTGCTAAAGCATATATGGCAGCAGGTCTTAGTGCTGATGCTATTATAGGTCATTTTAGTAAAAAATTTAATGACGAATATGAAATGAAAAGTGAATTTGTTTTTGAAGATAATGGTATAAACAATCTTGATCATATTAGAAAAAATCAAAAATTTAAAACTCAATATCCTATTGGAAAATATTTACAAACTGAAGATGAAACTAATTGGTGGACAGAAAAAGTAGAAACAAATTTAAACACACAAGGTTTTACTTTGTATGAAAGTAATGATCAATATAAAAGAGTAGTTTTAAAACCATATATAAAAACAGATAGTCCTGTTCAAGTTTATAATCCATTTAGATTAACAGATAATAATGTTTTAGAACCTGCTCTTTATAATTTAACTACTGGAGATATAGCAGACCCAGAAGATTTGTTTGAAACAAAAAGTGAAATATCAATTCCACATTTTCCTACAAATTTTAAAGAACTCTATGATTATAGAGATGAAGTAAAACAAAACATAAGAAATAAAATGTCAGACGAAATTAGAGATGGTGTTGGAGAAAACCAAAAAATGGGTATTGGCTTGCAGCTTTATAGAGGGTTTGTATTTGGCACAACCGCTCCAATTTCGGGCATGAGGTAATTATGGAATTTGGTGAAAACGCATTAAAAAATAAAATTTATCCACTTATTCAAAATCAACCTAAACTTGGTGAAGCATTAATTGCTAAGCCTACATCTACTTGGGCAGAAGCATATCAAGGTATGATGGGTGATAGATGGGGTTGGGTAGAGGATCAGCAAGGAAGATTTTTTCCAGAAGCTAATGATAACATTCCTAATAATTATAGTTTATATGGGCCAGCTGAACCAATTAGATTAACTGTTAATCCAGAATTTAAAGTACAATTAGCAGATGATTTTCAATCAGGTAGAATACCAGAAGAAGATTTAAGATATTATCCAGTAACAAAATATGCAATTAACCAAGAAGATTATGATCGTTCATTAGCTTTTCAAAAACAATTAACTATAGATAAAGAGTTAATGAATAATTCTGAATGGTACAAATTGTTATTAGCAGGTACGTTATTACCAGAAAATATGCTTTTATTACCAATGGGCGGTGGTGCATCAACTACTTTAGGTTATACTGTTAAAGGTTTTTCTACTGCTTTTTTGGGTATGTTGGCACTTGAAACTTCTTTAGAAGCTTTAAGATGGCCTTATGATGCAGAGTCAAATTTAAAAGAATCTGCAATAAATGTTGGTATGACTGCTGCTAGTGCAGGTTTATTAAACGCAGGTATTAAATTTGGAACAAGAACCTATTCTAATAAAGTTTTAAAAAATACTGTTGAAAACATTAATGAAATGAACAAAGTTTTATTTGATAATAAAAGCCCAACTAGAGAACAAATGGCTGTACAATTAGCTTTTAAAAAAGAAAAAACAATAGCTAAAGGTAAAGATTTTATAGAACAAAAAATACCAGAACGTAGTACAAAAATTTTTACTAACAATAATCCTGTAAAAAAGTTTTTTTTAACTGCGTTGCCTTCTCCTTACAAAAGTTGGAACAACAATTTTAAAGGACAAAAAACTTATGATTATATGGCAATGCTTTTAAATGATCACTCTATGATTACTGCAGGAAATATGGCAGGTTTTGCAACTCCTAACTCTGTTTATACACTGTCAAAATTAAGAACAGGTGCAACTGTTTGGAAAATACACAATGAATTAAATGATTTGTGGGCATTTGAATCTGGAAGATTACCTAACACTATGACTACTGCTGGTATTAATTTATCAAATATAGGAGCAGGAATAAGAAAAAGTAAAGCTGTTACTAAATGGAAGGGAGCAGATGAAAGTATAGGTACTGTTGATGATTGGTTAACAATGGTTAATTATAAAGCTATTAAAAATCCTAAACTTTTAAAAGGACCTAATGAAAAACGTGCTGCTAAATTAATAAATGAATATTTTACAGAGTGGGAGCCATTGTTAAGAGAACGTGGTTTAATAGGTTCTGGTAAATATTGGAAAGCAAGAGTTCAAAAATTAGAAAAACAAGTAATAGAATTAGAAAGTAAATTTAAAAAAACAACAGAAAGTTATAAAAAAGGTCAACTTAATAACGCAAAAATAAGTGAAAAAGAATATGTTGATTTTGTTACAAAAGAAAAAAGAAGATTAGAAATTGAGTTAGAAGATGCTCGATTATTTTTTGAAGAAACTAAATTACAAAAAGTACAAGCTAAAAATGATCCACATTATTTTGCAAGGTTTTGGAGCAACACAAAAATTATGCAAAATAGAGATGAGTTTGAGGGTATTTTAGTTAATTGGTTTAGAGGGCAAACTCCTAAGGTTGATCCTAAAACAGGGTTGCCGATTGTAAGATTAGAAGCAGATTTAAAATTAGAAGCAAAAAACACAACAAATTTAATTTTAAACGAAGCAAATGATGGTGTTAATGTTAATGAGTTACACATTGCAGGTAATGTATCTAAACACTCTAAAGGAAGAGAATTAACTATACCTAATAAATTAGTTGTAGATTTTATTGAAACAAATCCAATGTCTGTTATTCGTAGTTATGATCAAAGAATGACTCCTAAATATGAATTTGATGTTATGTTTGATGGAAAAAATATAGATGATGTTATACATGAAATAATAGAAGATGGCATTGCAAATGGCATGAGTTTAACTTCTGTAAAAGCGCAAGCTAAAAATTTTAGACACAGTTACGATGTTATGTTACGCCAGAATACAAGAAATCCTGCTAGATGGGATACAAAAACTTTTAAAATAGCAACAGATATAGCTGGTTTGTGGTATTTGCCTAATGCAGCTTTAGGAACTATAAGTGAGCCAGCAATTATTTCAATGAATCATGGTTGGAGAAGTACAAGTAAAGCTTTGCTAGCAAATTTAAATTTAAGAAATCCTGAAATAAGTGCAATAAAACAAAACATGCCTAAATGGACAGGCGAAGCTATGGAGTTAGCTTTTTTTGGAGCGCACCATAGATTTGATGGTAATTCTACTTTTGCCAGTCCAGTTAGAAGTGGTTGGGAAAACACTGTAAATTCTTTTTATGTTTTAAATGGCTTAACACACGCAACTCATTTTTTAAAAAATTGGGATGCTTTAACAAGAGCGCATTCTATAATTGATTATTCTAAAAAATGGTCAAGAGGAGAAGCTTCTAAATTTGAACAGTTATTTTTGTTAAGAGGTGGTATTGATGAAAGTACAGCTAGAATTATAGCGGCTGCTCCTGTGCAAAATACTAAAAAAGATGGCAGCGGTTTGTTTTTAGCAAACATAGATAAATGGAAAGGTAAAGTTAACGACGATGTAACAACTAGATTCCAAGCGCATATGAGTAATGGAATTTTAAATACTATTATTATGGCTACTCCTGCAGATAGACCAATTATAATGGACAATGTTTTATATGTAAGAATGAGTCTAGCTAAATTTATTCCAGGCTTAAAAGAAGACCCAAAATTTACAGGCTATGCAAGGGTAGAAAGTGCTGTATGGAGTAAGCCATTACAATTTTATTCTTATCTTTTAGCTGCAACTACTAAAATTACTGGTGCTGTTGCTCAAGGCATGATTTCTAACAAGCAAGGTGATTTTGTTTTTTTAGCTGCATTAGCTTTTGGTGCAGGAAACTTACAATATCAATGGAGAACGCCAAATTGGAGAGAAGAACAAGCTACTTGGTCAGATGTTGTTGCTAGGTCTTTAGATTATTCTGGTATGTTATCTATTTATAGTGATGCTTTTTATCAAGGTTTACATTTTGCTGGTGAAATGGGTTACAATCCAACTTTGGAAACTCCTTTTGGAGAAATTAATCCTAAATTTAACACAACAGATCCTGCTTTTGGCAAGGTATCTGCTGTTGCTGGGTTGTTTGGTGCTGTTCCTTCTTTAGTAGAAGAGCAAGCAGAGATAGTAAGAATGATTTATAATGGACAATATGGAGAAGCTGGCGCTCAATTTTTAGGAAGAGCTCCATTTTTAAATTTATTTATGTTTAATAAATTTACTGATACAATAGGAAAAGTTTTGAGGTAATTGTGCGTTGCAAAGTAAAGGCTTGCGTTATAAGGCAGAAAAAAGAGGTTAAATATGACTATTAGTTTATCAGAAAACACACCGCGTATATCTTATTCGGTTAATGAAGGTGCAAGTCAAACAGCATTTACTGTGCCGTTTGA